ACAGCAACAGCAACAGCTACGGCAACGCCCACACCATGAGTGGCTTCAAAATACTGATTCTGCTCGGCGCGATTGCGTTTACCATCGGCGCGTTAGCTCCGGCGCTATTCGTGCCACAGGCTTCGCCTCGCGCGCTTAACTGGCTGTGCCTCGGATTGGCATTTGTGACGTTCGCCTTCTTCATCAAAACACCGTGAGCTTGCGCGATCAATTCCTGCCCGATTTGGCAAACGTGTTTATGAACACGGGCGAATTTGCCACCGAGCGGGAGTTTCGCATCAGCGATGGAGCAAACGGTTTCAAGGTGTTCACTTGTCCTGTTGTGTGGGATGAGGATGCGGTTCGCGAAAGTCCGATTGTCACGATTCACGGCGTGTTTATGGGTAACGTCCACTGCTACATCGAACGAAAATATCTCCCGCGCGCCCCGATTGCGGGCGAGATCATCTACTCGCCCGCAAATCAGCCGTGGGAGGTTCTGGATAACGTCGATGCGGAAGGGCTGTGTGAACTGGCGTTGAGCGCGATGCGGTCGCAGCCAAGCGCGTATGGAAAGAACTGACCTGATGCTCGCCTTGACCATCCAATCACCGCAGATGCTCAAGCTGCACGAAGCGCTTGGACACATCGCGAAGGGCGTGCCGCGCGCGCTCGCGCCAGCGATCAATCGCGCGCTGGACAAAGGGCGCACGACCGTCAAGCGCGAGATTCGCAAGGTGTATCTGATCAAGGCGAAGGACATTCCGATGCGCGTGCGCGGCGCTAACAGCGCGCGGCTCAGCGGCGAGATTCGGATTGAGCAGGGAATGCTCAGCCTCGACAAATTCAAGATCAGCCCGCGCGGCGTGCAGAAGCGCAAGAACAAACGGCCGATTCGCGCGCAAGTGAAAGTAAGCGGAGGCAAGATCATCAGGAGCGCGTTCATGACTGCTGGCGGCGGGCCTTACATGCGCAGAGGCGCTGATCGTTTCCCGATCAAGCGACTGCTGACCATTGGCGCATCGATCATGGCGAGCCAGCCAACCGTGGGGCCAGCAGCGAACAAGGCGATGGGCGACACGCTTGACAAGCGCATCGATCACGAAATCAAGCGAGTGCTCACAACTTCGGGAGGTCACTAAATGGTTCCGCCTCTCACAGTCACTTCGCCAGCGCGCGACTTCGATATGCGCACGCATACCGCGTTCGATCTTGAGCGAACCCTTGGTAAATTTCTCAAGCTGCTTTTCGTTAATCAGGCGCTCGACAATCCTGCGCTCAATGAAGATCAGCCCGCGGAGGTGCCCTTCGATTATACTGAGCGCGCGCAGATGCTCGAAGGCAAAGTTGCGCCGCAGATTATACGTGGCCGGATTCCACGCACGGTCACTGGCGAGATCGAAGTGGACAAGCTGCCGGACTTTCCGCATGTCATCGTCCAAACGGTGGCAGCGAAAGTCGAGACACAAGAAACGCTGCTAACGGTGCGGCTGCTGTTCGGCGCTTACGATGAGAACCCGAAAAGCCACGGCTATCAGGACGTTCTGAACATGATCGAGACAGCAGCAATCGCGCTGACTACCTACGGGCAAGGCGCACTCGATCAAGCCTACCCGATTGTGATGCCGATTGAATGGAAGCTGATTGAAGCAGACGCCTTCCCACATTTCCTCGGCGAGATGACAACCACGTGGCAGTTGCCAAGCGGCAGACCGCTGCCAGATTCTGAGAACGGCCTCGTTCCGGGCGAGCAAATATCGATGTTACAACGATGAGCGCAGCGACCAAGAAACCAAAACGAATCCAAGGGCAAGTGATCTACGTCGGGCCGTTCATCCGGTCGCTCGGCTTGAATCGCGGCACGATCTTTCGCGATGGAATCCACGAACATCTCTACAGCGCCATTGCGCTTTGTCCTTCATTGGGCGCGCTGTTCGTTCCAGTTACGCAATACGCGGTCGTGCGGCGGGAATTGAATTTCGATCTGGCGCGCAACATGTGCGGCACGGCAGGGACATACGTTGAATTTTACCGTGAAGTCGAGAAGTGGCTCGGCTCACAGTCGCAGCAGCAACCACAAACGAAACAAACCTCATCAGGTATAACATTAAAGGAGCAACATGCCTAATCTCGGACCTTTTCCGCACGGCGTCAGCTGGTCTGACGTTCCAACCTCTGTCATCAGTCCAATTGCGGCTTATCCAGGACTCAATGTAGTGTTCGGCTCTGCGCCGCTGCACCTTGTTCAAAACGGCAGGGATTTCGTCAACAAGCCGCGCATCTACAATCGCTACGAGGATGCCGTGAAAGAACTCGGCTATTCAACTGATTGGGAGAAGTACGATATTTGCGAGCACATGGACGCGCTGTTCGTTGAATTTGGAATGTTCCCTGTCGTCTATGTCGCGTGCAACGACCCCGAAGTTGGCAAGACGCCAATCGCGCCGAAGCAGGTCACTCTGGTCAACGGCAAAGTGGACACACTGGAAGAACTGAACGCATGGTCAATCGTCGTAAAGAACAGCGGCGGGACAGTCACCTACGTCAAGGGCGACGACTATCTGCTCAGCCTCTCGCCGCAGAACACGTGGATTATTACGCGCGTTCCTTCGGGCGACATACCGACTGATTCCACGATCTTGCAACTGACTGGCGATGAACCGGGCGGCGTTGTCACATCGACCGAGATCATCGGCGGCATCGACGTTCCTACGGGCGCGCGCAGCGGCCTTGAAGTGATCGAGGAAGTTTTTCCCAAGACTGCACGGGTGCCAGGCGTGATCATCTGCCCGAAGTGGAGCAAAGACCCGCTGGTTGCAGCAGCGATGGAGGCAAAATCAGAATCGATCAACGGCTGCTTTGCCTGCACCTGCCTGATCGATGTGGACACCGCCGACGTGGTAACGGCGCAGGACGTAAACGAATGGAAGAACGATAACAATATCGTTTTCCCGCGTCAGGAATGCCTCTTCGGAATGCCAGCGCTGGTCGGCTCGACTGTGACCAAGAAGTTCAACTTCGCATCGCAGCAAGGGCCGCTCCTGCAATGGACGGACACTTATCGCGGGCTCGGCATCCCGTATCACTCGCCCTCGAACAAGAACCTGCGCATGACTGCGCTGCTGCTCGATGACGATTCCGAGATCAACATGAATCTGATGGACGCGAACATGCTCAACAGTCAGGGCGTGGTCACGGCGCTCAACTGGATTGGCGGCTGGCGTTCGTGGGGCAACCGCACCGCAGCCTATCCGTCTAACAGCGACGTGAAAGACATGTTCATTCCGGTGCGCCGAATGTTCGACTACATCGGCAACTCGATTGTACTGACGATCTGGCAGAAAGTCGATGAGCCAGGCAACCGCCGGCTGATCGATGCGGTAGTCAATTCGATTCAGCTTTGGCTGGACGGCCTGACAAATTCCGAAGCGCTGCTAGGCGCGCGTGTCGAGTTCCGGCATGATGAGAATCCGACCACGGAGATCCTCAACGGCCATTACGTTTTCCACGTTTATATTGCGGTGCCCACTCCGGCTGAGTGGCTGGATTTCAGAATAGAGTATTGGGTGCCGTTCATTGAAAACCTGTGGCCGAGCGAAGCCTTGCTCGCGTCGCAAGCAGCGTAACTAGGAAATGAAGGAGGCTTGATCCAATGAGAATACCAAACCATGTAGCAAACTACTCAATCTTCTTGGCGGGAAAGCGGCTGATCGGCCTCGCGGACGTGACGCTGCCTAACCTGCAAAACTTGACTGATTCGCTGAAAGGCAGCGGCATCTTCGGCGAGATCGACATGCCAGTGCAGGCTCACTTCCAGCCTTATTCAGTCACGCTGAATTGGCTGACCATTGTGGATGACGCGATCTTCGCCACGATTCAAGACGGTGCGCAGTTGGATGCGTGGGCCGCCCATCAGATGCACAACAGCGGAACGAACAAGATCATTCATCAAGGCTGGCGCTACGTCATGGGAACTGCGCCGAAGTCGTTTAACCTCGGCAAACTGGAAGTCGGCGCGAAGGGCGAGGGAGTGAGCGAATACGAACTGATCAGCTTGCGCTGTTTCCGCGACGATCAGATCATGCTCGAACTCGACAAGGAGAACGCGGTGTGCCGCTGGTGGAACGGATTTCAGCTGGTAGATAGTGCGCAGAGAATTAGGCAGTTGATTGGTCTGTGAAGGTAGTGGTAGCCTTCCAGCCATGAAGCATGACCAAACACTCAGCAGCGAGGGGCCAAGCGTCGCCGAGACAAACGGCGGGGCTGAGCCAGTAACCAGCAGAATCACAACAGAGCCTGAGCAGCAGCAGGACGACTATCGCGACATCACGATTGAGCCGCCGAAGCCGCCCTTCCGATTGAAGCTTGTGCCGCCAGTGGAATATGACGGCAAGGCGTATCACGAACTCATCTTCGATTTTGACAAGATGATCGGGAAGGACTTCCAGCGCGCCGAGCGCGACTTCACGCGCATGTATAAGCCAGATCGCAGCGAGAACGCAGTGCTACCAGAAATGAAACATCTGTATCACTGCATCATCGCGGCACAGGTCGCAGACGTGCCAATCGGTCTGATCTTCAAGCTGCCAAGGCCCTACTACAACGAGGTGAGAACGCTCGCCCTAAAAGCCTGTGGCAGCTCGCCGGAAGAGATCAATCCGTAACCGATCTCCTGCGCTCCATCGCCGTGAGAATGGCACGAGCTACGGGCGGCGGAGTCGCATACTGGATGGAGTTGCCGATTCAGGAATTGCTAAAATATCTCTTGGAGTTAACAGACCAGCTGGCCGAAGAAAAGGCAGCGGCGTCGAGCGAAGGGAGGTGAAGTCGTAGTGGCAGACGCTCGACGCGAATATACAGCCATCTTTTCGATTGGCGCGCGGATGCTTGGGACGTTCCGCGGCACAATGGCTGTGGCGCAGTCCAGGTTGCAGGCGTTGCAGGCAACCTCGATGCGCGTTGCCACTGGCATCGGGCGCGCGTTCAAGCGCGTCGCGGTCAGCTTTGCTGCGCTCGGCACGATATTTGCAAGCTTCGCTGCGGCGAAGATCATTGGTAGGCTGTTCCAGGGCGCGACCGATGAGATCATCGAACAGGAACATCGCACTCGGAAGCTGACCGCTTCCCTGATGCAGCAGGAGAAGATCGCCAAAGGCGGCATGGCAATGGCAGAGAAAGAAACCGCTGCGATCTATGAGCATCTGGATTTGTTGCGGCAGCAGCAGGTGTTTGGCGAGGACATTTTGCAAAGTGCCGCCACGCAACTTGCGGTCATGGGCGCGCAGCCTGCCGCGATTAAACAAACGGTCGCGCCAATGATGGACATGCTGGCGATTGCCAAAGGCGTTCACGCAACCGAAGAGGATTCAACAGCGCTGGCGTTCGCGTGGGGCAAGGCAATCAAGACTGGCATGGTCAAACCGCTCCAGCAATTCGGCGTCGTTCTCACGCAGGCCGAGATGAAAGAGTTTAAGGGCGACAAGAAGCATCTGCGCAGCGTGCAGGAACGTCACGCTTACCTGCTCAAGATCGCGAAGAGTGCGCGGTTCGCGGGAGCAGCGATGAGGTTAATGGCGACACCCGAAGGCCGGATTAAAATTTTCAATCAGGAGCTTGGCGAAATGTCCGAGCGCATCGGCAAAAAGATT